AGACAAGAGCTATGCGCTCACAGGTAAGCGTAATTGGCCCATAGCTGATAGGTCTTCGATGGGTCTGTGTTTCCATGATCTTCTAGATGGCCAAGAGCATCGACGTGTGGTTGCGGTGACCAGAGAAGATACCTTGTTAGTTATCCCCGATTACGCTTTGGTAGAGCACCTTGACACTAAATATGCTCCTGCACTTATAGAAGAAGGAGATATTATTACCACGGACACTATGCTCTGTCGCTAAATGGCTACTCCACGCAAGAAGAATGACCCTGTAAACAACCCTGCTCACTATACGCAAGGTAGTGTTCAGTGCATTGAAGCAATGGCTTCTTGCTCCAGTGACGAAGCAGTCAAGAACTACTGTCACTTGGCTTGCTTTAAGTATCTATGGCGCTTCCAAGAGAAGAACGGCTTGGAAGATCTCAAGAAAGCTCAGTGGTATTTGAACAAGCTGATTGAGTTGAGTACAGTAGGCTGAGGAAAAGCTAAGCCATGGCACAAATAGGAGCTTTTGGAACTCTGATTCCAATGCAGGCGGATACTCCGTATGCCAGTGGTTTTCTGTGGACGCCAGGCGATGGGCCTAAAACGTTTTCAACTAGCAGGGCTATCAAGGTAAGTCCTGCTAGTGACAACACTGACAATGTGTACGTCATGATGAATGACGCTCAAGGTCAGATGATCCCTCTAGACGGCTTCGCATCAAATCCTTTGGTGCCAGTTGCCATCACCGCTATTAGTGGTGGCGATATCCAATCTGCTGTGGTGCTTTACTGATGGCTTTTGAGCAGTACTCCGAGGAATTCGCCAAGCGTTTTGGCACTATGAGTCGTGCTGCTGAGAGGCAGAGGGCAGCAGATGACTCAGCTAGTCAGAATTTTGCTGAGCAAATTCATAGTGATATGGCTCAAGAGGACGGCGGTCCTGTTCCTCAGGCTCCCGGTCGTCCAGGTGCTGGGCAGTTTGATGAAGAACTCGATAGAGACTCAAATATGGGTGTCGATGCGATGAAGGAAGAGATGCTGCGTAAAGCCAGATCCGGCATGAGTTCAGTGGCACCACCTGACTTCTGAGGTAGTATGCTGCTACCCGGCTAATTCCAACGGTGATCATTGATTGCTTTCCATATTTCAACGAGAAAGAACTCTTAGAACTCCGAATTAGTACTCTCTATGACGCAGTAGATGGCTTCCTGATTACGGATGCTAACTACACGCACAGAGGAGAGCCAAAGGAGTTTACGTGCGTAGAGACACTACGTGAACTTGGTTTGCCTGAAGATAAGGTTCAAGTACTCCACGTAGAGCTGCCTGGTCCTGATGAAGCTCCTGACCCTTGGATTAGAGAGCGTGGACAGAGGGATGCGCTGAGCACTGGGTTGTTCATGATGCCCGACGAGTGCTATTTCATTTGTTCTGACTGTGATGAAATCACTAACCCTGCGTATATAGAGAGACTGCAGACAGCAGTTGATGAGCATCCAGACAAGGCTGTGCGTATGAGCATGTCTATGCACTATGGGCGAGCTGATCGACAGCTAGTCAGCGACAAAGGGGACATTTTTGATTGGCGTTGCGGAGTTGTTTCCACAGTCGGCGGGCTGCGTGAGTACGGAACTCTTTCAGCACTCAGAAAGTGCACCAACAATATCTACGTGGGAGATAAAGATGCAGGTTGGCACCTGAGCTGGATGGGTGATGCTGATAAACGACGCACTAAGTTGGCCAATATCGCTGAGTATTACATCTGGGACAAGCCTGAGGTACAGAAGCTCTGTGATGAGTTTGAGCCTAAAGAGGGGAACACAGACATGCTGGGACGTAAGGATCATCTCCTGACGTCTTATCCGATTAAGAAACTTCCTCCGGCTGCGCTTAAGATAGAAAGAGTGCGTAACTACCTTCTCCCCGATGGCTAAAGGAAAGATGCCTCCTGAGGTTCTTGAGAAGTTCAAGGAGCAGCAGGAGAAGCGCAAGAAAGGTTCCTCTGATGAGGACAAAGAAGCCAAGCGTAAAAGCGCTAAGGAGAAGGCTCAAAAGTTCAAAAAAGACAAGCAGGAGAAGTGACCTTTAAATGAGCGACCAAAACATCCGAGTCAAATTTGAGGAGATCTTAGAGGCGGCTCGTACTCAAGATCGCTCAAACCAAAGCGCGACGATGGTTGTTCTCAGCCATCTTCAGCAGATGACCCTTCTCATGATTAAGAAGGGTCTCTCGTTTTACTGCGATCAAGATACTTATAAGAGTCGTACTCGGTTTCTGCATGACGTCATTGAGCTGAACAAGCTCGATATTCGTTTCCCTGCGATTATCCGTAACTTTCTGATCGACGGCTGTGGGCTTTTCTACTTCCGTCCTGACGAGAAGCTGAAGTATCAAATTTACTTCTTCAATAAACGTCAGTACCGCGTCTTTCACGACGTAAACGGTCAAGTAGAAGAAGTAGTCATCCTTTACGACTACAAGGTAAAGAATGCAACACTAGGTCTGCCCTCTGATGTCTACGGACAGAACAAGAGGTATGTCCGGTTGGCTATCACTGCTGACCTTATTAGTGAGGTTGAGTCCGACACTGAACTCAGCTTTGAGCTGGAAGCTGTCAACACGCTTACTCCTCAGAAATCCAGACCAAATCCACTGGGATTTGTGCCTGCGGTAGAGGTGCTGAATAAGCCAAATGCCTCTGGTACAGAGGGAGAAGGCGACTTCGATCCGTTTATGGAGCAGATCGTTCTCCACAACGATCTCATCCACAACATTTCCAAGAACATTGAGTTCTTCGGAAACCCAACTCTGATTTCTTCGCGTCCTCGTTCGGACCTTGTAGAAGCTTCAGACGCAGGCAGCACTTTCCGTCCAACGATCAGCTCTCAGAGTGGATTTGCTGGAAAGGACACTCCGTCTACTCGTGTGTCTGAACCTTTTGGTGCAGGCATGGGCGGTGGACTTCGTGTGCCACGGATTATTGCCAACGTTGAACCGAGTGACCGAGTCGGCTACATGACGCCTGACCCGATCTCCGGGGATATGAACAGGTACTCGCTTCTCTTGAGGGAAGAAATTCGTACTGCTTTAGGCGGTGTGGATGAAATTTCGATCTCTGCTGGTGCTACTGCCACAGAGATCAAAGGACTCATGGGTCGAGCACAAGCAACTGCGACTCGCAAGAACAAGAGCTTCTTGTCTTACGGCTTCTGCAAGCTGCTTGAGATGATGCTGTTCCATCAGGAAGTCATCTTCAGAGAAAGCTTCCAGGTGATAACGGGTCTTAAGGAACCGAACCCTCCAAAGGAGCAAACAGAAGAGAGCATTACAAAGTATCGGAGAGCAGTACAGCGCTTTGATGCCAAATTAGACGCTGACATTAAGAAAGCGTTAGCAGAGAACAAAGTTCCTCCTGGTGTCGTCGGTTTACCTGAAGACGGCGATCGTTCTGTGCAATATCGCAATCAAGGCGATGTGTATGAGGACACTGCCTATGACATCCTTCAGAAGTCAATGGTGGTCAGGAATATGCAGGAACTCGGTGTGGAAAGTGTAGAAGCACTCAAATACCTGTTCCCTGATAAAAATGAGTCCGAGCGAGCCGAAATGCTGAAGGGTTTCCCTTTCAGAATGGTCGGACAAGTACAGTCGGCAATGCAGCAATTCCTGGTATTATTAAATCAGATGTTGCAGTCTCCGCATCCTCTTGCGCCTGATCAACCTCTTGCGGCTGATCCGAGACTTAATATCACGCCGCTCCTTTACAGGACTTTTGATCATCTCGCGGAAGAACTAACTTACAGCGGTAACTATGAGCCAGCAGATCCCAGCTTCGACCCCGAGCCCGGTTTCCCCGGCTCCAGTGCAATCAGTGGTAGCCGACCAGGGCTCAACCCAGTATCCGCAGTGGGTAGCCCAGGGCAGTACCCCGGCGGTAGCTTCGGCACCTATGCCCCAATTGCAGAACCAGGCGGTACAGGTTTCGGACCCTACTATCAGCGTCCAGTCCAACCCGTCAACGTTCAACTCCTCCCCGAGCAGCAACCCGTGGCAGGAGGCGATGGGATCCCTGGAACGAGTGCTGGGAGCGGTGCAGTCCCCCAGCCAGGTTCCACAGTCATCCAGCCCGGTAGC